TTCTTTTAAACGTAGTGATGCAAATTGGCTTTTGATTTGAGCTGATGTTGCAGTTTCAATTACATTAGATTGGCCACGAATAATGTCAGATATACCAGTAATATCGTAGATTTCTTGCTTAATCTGAGCCATAGCTTCATAAGCATTTTTAAGAGCCATAGCAATAGGTGTGATGTCCACAATATCAATAGCACCTCTAAGACCTTGTTTCTCAGAGAAAGCAGGCCAGTTTTTAACAGGGATAAGTGTATTGTTTTCACCTTCGGTAAATAAGCGTTGTAATGTTGGTTCTGATGCGTCATATACACCACGAACTTTTAATGCGTCTATGAGTCCAGAAATGCGTGTAGAGAGTATATCTAGGGCATTAGCTTGGTCTTGATATAATGTAAAGTCTGGAATTGGTACAAGTGATTCATTAGTAATAGTTGAATAAAGTGGTTTAGGGCATGGGAAGAATTCTTCTAGCTCTAAAGGATCATCTCTTTCATCTAAGATTTGATTGAGTGATTTAGAAATCCATAATACTGTTTCAGTTTCACGATCCCATAACTCAATGACAAGGCCTTTTTTACCTATACCATCTGAATCTTTATACTTTTGGTCATCTGGGCTTGAATCTAATGGTACTTTGTTACCTAATTCTTCACCAAAGCGTTCAACTAAAGCTTTGCGTGTCATATAGACTTTACGCCATACTTTGTTTACTTCATCCCATGTTCTTGCTGGCTCATGTCCAAAGTCTTTCCAATGTACATAATCAATCGGAGCTGCTTCTGAATCTAAGTATTCTGCTGCTTCATCTGATTCTTTGTCTGACTCTGATGTTTCGTAGTCCATAGACTCAATCTTAGGCTCATAACGAATCCATGCTGATCCACGACCACCTAAGAATCTGTCATATACGCTAGATTCTAAGCAATGTTTAAGATCCTCATAATGAGTAATCTCAAAATCCATGGCTCTTTCTAAGATCATGGATGCTACTCTACCTACTGGATCGTTGTCTTTAAATCTGCGTGATACATCTGGCTTAGGCATGCGTGAAAACGTAGCAGCTTTTAATGTCTGTACATTAGCCCATAGCATGTTGTAGCGTGTTTGAGTGGAATTGACCTGACGATCATCCCTATATCTACGCAATATCTTGTCAGTACGGTTCATCCATTTGGAGAACTCTTTGTCATACTGCGTGACAACGTTTAGGTAAAGTTCTACTTTATTCATGCTTATGCAAATACCGCAGTAGCTGACAATGTACCGCCAACAACAATGTAAAGACCAGCAGTTGTGCTAACTGGTATTGGATACCATGTGCCTGCTGATACAGATGTAACTGTAATTACTGGTGTTGTTGTTGTGGTAGTAGCACTATCGTAAATAGTAATAGTGCCTGAAGATGATGATGAAACAAAAATACCTAGTAAGCTAGTGCCGAATGGGCATACATTACCTGTTGCTGTAAATTGTTTATAACCACCTACGTTTTGATTTGTTCCTGCCATTTTAGATCCTTCCACCTTGTGTTTTAGGGACTGTATCCCATAATTCGTTTAATGTTACTTTTGTTTGGCCTACATGTAATCCTCTAGGCTTATCGTCTTTCTTATCTACCTTAGCTTCTTCTTGCCAACATACAGCTAGGTATCTAAATGCGTCACTAGCATGAGATGTCCAATCATGTTTAGGTTTATCTCTGAAGATTTTTCTATCCTCATCCCACTCACGTTGATATTGCTTTAGAGCTTCTATGCCATCAGCACAGTTTTCTTTGTCAATCCATACTCTCGGAAACATAAGTCTTGCGGCCTGAATACCATCCATCATAGATAGATTAGTAGTGATCCGCATATTCTTCCACTCAAAGTGAGTAGCTAACTGTTCTACAATAGATTTACCACCGGATGCTAGAGTTTTAGCTTTAGCGTCATGTGGCAAATGATGTAGACCAAACTTATAAGGTTTGGTAAGCACTTGCGCAGCATAGTGAGCTATTTCTTTACCACTTGAAGCATAATAGTCAATAACATGGACTTCCCCATGAATGACCTGATAGAACCATATAGCAGTATCATCACTATATCCTAGATCCCATACTGTGTGTACAGGTACTTCTTTGTCATACTTAACTTCTGTGATTCTATTTTCTTGTTCGGCTTGGTATAATTCTCTACCCCATATAGCACCAGGTATAGCAGCATCAAAATCACATTCCATCTCTTGACGCCAAGCATCTTCAGTCATTTCTCTTTTTAGGGAGTCATACTCGCTAGGCAGAAGTATATTACTTTCTGATGCAGTGATCTTGAGTGCCAACCATTCGCTACTTGTAGTAGCCCTGTTATACACTTCCCAGAATTGATTGCGACCTTTAGGTGTGCCAATAATAATAGCTTTACCTTGTCTATCGGCTAACGCTGGGCGTATAACGTAATTCCATACTGACGGTTTCCAGTCACCATATTCATCAGCGACTAACAGATCAAAGAATAATCCACGCAAACTATCTGCATTATCTGCACCAAATAACTGTATTCTTGCGCCATTCGCAAAATCTATACGCATTTCAGATTCGTTTATGGTAGTACCTTGTATTGACCTTGAGAAGTATTTAAAGTAATCCCAGCTTACTGCTTTAGCTTGACGGTAGAAAGGTGCAATGTAACCACCACGAAAGTCTGTACGTTCAGTGGTAAGTGCTTCTCTTATGAGATGATTAACACAAGCTACTGTTTTTCCTGCTCTACGGTGTGCAACTACTACAGCCCATCTTTTGTTTGTATCGTGTAATGGGTTAAATGCTGCTCGTGGAGAATATGGTATTACTATTTCTTCCATGTGTATGTAACCTCACCACTATGTTCAGTAGTTTGGTCTATTTGCTGTGTAGATTTGCCATCCACTCTATCACCTAGTTCTTTAATAGCTGATACGTCACCTGCGGCTGCTTTTTCTATTAAAGCTTCTGCAATAGCTCTTATTTTATTACCATCTGCTTGTAATAAGGCACGTTTAAGTGTATCTGCCCATAACCTATTGTTTTTACTAGAGTTGGTATTGCCTTTGTTTACTTCTGAACTGCGTTCTGCAGCTAGTTGTTTACGTTCTTCATCTGTCATTACTAATAACTAGGGTAGCCTAGTTCCTCGTGATTATTATTTGTATGTTGTAAGTGCTTTAGCCATCTTTTTAGGATCAGCTTGTGAATCTTTAAAGTTTTGCTTTGTTGGTGCGCCTTTAGTTCCTTGTTTACGCATGTGTTCACCTGATCCAGCTTTGATCCTAGCTTGTTTAGCGTGGATATTAGCCCATAAGCCAGGTTTGTTGTCATTCATGCTATATCCTTACTTTAAGTTTTCTAGCTTGTAGATTGCTGTTAAGAATACTGCTACGATTTCGTCTATCTTGTTTTGTAATGCTGTATCTTCTTTGCTATATGCTTTATAGCGATTAGTTTCTACATATTTAAGTTTGTCAGCGATACAGTATAGTGGTTCTTTGTAACCAGATTTCTCTGTAAGGATAGGTATGTTTAATATACCATGTGCGCCCTGTGTGATTTCGGCTAGATCATCTGTTAAGTCTAGTAGATCATCATAGAAGTTTTGTAGAGCTTTATGTTGTGAATAGCTTTTAGTAGATAAGTGGTATCTATGTGCTAGTTCTCTAGTTAAGAATAGTGTGGCTATAAATTCATTCATATTAGGATACCTGAGTTGCTTGTGGCATTTGTCTTGGAGATGCTAAACCTACACCGAATCTGTTTTGACCTTGTTGGTTCATACCTATTGGGCCTTGTGGTGCTTGATTCATGTTAGGGATCATAGGCTGTAAGTTATATCCAGCGTTAGATTGTGGCATCTGCATATTACCCATCTGTGGGGTTGGATTGCCATATTGGCTTGGTGCTAACATGCTTGGCTGTGCTTGTGACATACCTTGCATAGGCTGTCTAGGCTGCATAGGTGGTCTTTGCATGTTTTGATTGCTTAAAGCCTGTCCTAACATCACATTGCGTGGCTGTGGTGTTTGTTGTGGTGGCTGCATTGTTTGGAAGTTGTTTTGTGGTGAACCGATCATATTATTTACTCATTAGGGCTTGCGCTAGTTTATGGGGATCTTTCTTTACGCCTTCTGATGCTAGTTTTTTAGCTGTAGCTTGTGATATACCTACTTTTTTAGCAATAGCAGGATTATGCTCTGCGGCTCTAAATAATCCATTCTGGGCCTTTGTATATGGCATCTTTCGGTTCTTTCTGGAGTAATTTGGGTATTTCTTTTTTGGTTGTATCACCATCTCTAATACATTCAGGGCAAGTTGGATAACCGGTATAGTCATAGACATCTCCGCATCCTTCGCATACGCTTATTTTCACTTGGTTTCCTGTTTGATTAATATACATGCTATACAAACTCATTTTTTGTGTTTTGTGTTGCATTTTTGATTGTTTTTGCGATACAAATAAAAAAAGCCCACGTTTTAAGCGGGCTTATGTGAAAGTAATAGATACAATTCTCCCACAACTGCGATTATATCAAAACTGACTATGCTTGTGCATTATATTTTGCCTGTAAATATGATTTTCACTCAAAACACAGGCAAGCTATTTTTGAATGAAAACTAAGCATTTATACGTCTACCACCAATGACTAGCATATTGTCAAACGCAAGCTCTAACTTATACTCGTAAGCAAAAGGTTTTCTAGTTTTGAGAAACCTACAATAAATAGCGTCTTGTTGTTCTTTAGGTAAGCTATGTATGATTGAATCTATTGTATGTACATTCTTTAAGTCTTGTGCTGATACCATATCCTCAAAAGCATCTGCCGTTGATTCTCCCCCTGAACTCATGCCTATGCTTTTCTTTGGGTATCCTAACTTATGGCTATCATGTGACTTCATGTATAAAGCCCAGTCCTCGCATATACATAATAAACGATCCATACTAAGCATTTTTAACCTTTTCTTCTACTAGCCTGGCAAATTGTATCATGCGTTCTATAGTCATAGGTTCGTATCGTGTTGGGAATACTTTGTTGTATATAGCAATAATTTCTTCTGTTGTCATGTTCCTATTTTAACTCCTTCTCCTGCAATGGAACTACCATGAAATGAATCTTGATCTGGGTTAAATCTTAAATTATGTTTAGCATCTTTTTCGTTATAGATTTGTGAGCCTTTTATTTGATCTTCTGTAAACTTTACTTCATGGCCAAATATAGATTGTAATGGATGTGGTTTAGGCTTTAAGTAATATGTAATGTCATTGTATTTATATGATGATAGATGATCTTCGTTTCTAAGTCTGTACATAACCCATTTAATTCTGTTGTAATGTACATTTAGTTTTACAGCCATTTCCTGGCAAGTCATTTTATCCTCGCCTATTGTTTCCATAACTGCGTCTTTGTATTGGTAATAATACTGCTCTGATTGAAATTTCAACTGACATCCTTAACTTTGCAATGCCATTTCTTTTTATCGTCTTGATGCCATCCATGTACATGAATAGTCCATCCAGCTTCACGAACTGCACCTACATATTCACTATTACCAATCTTAGTTACTCTGGCCGACATATTTGTGGCTGTGGTTGTTTGGATAGCTAATACTTCTTTACCCTTTAAAGCTAATATATCTATAAAACCAAATAAATCCTGTCTTATTCTTGCAAATGCGTTCCAATGTTCAACTATTGCAACGGTATAGCCCTGATCTCTTAAAAGTTTAAGACTCAGTTGAGTCGGACTCGTTGCCAAATTGTTCTCCATTAGGTTTAGATATGCCATCTATAAAACGCTTTTCTACTTCACCGGTAGATTTGTTTAACTCATATTCGTAGGCGTGTGGTGATATATCATCACTTCGTTTTTTCTTACCAAATATACGATCAAAGTTTTCTTCAAATTCTTTGGTATTCATTCGTGATTGTAAAAGATCACCTGTGATTGGGTTTTTGTCTGCCATTATTCATCCTCGTTACAACTATTAACAATATAAACACAAGCTGCTTCAAAAGCTACAAAGATTACTGCAAAAGGTAAAAATAATATGCCTATGATACCTACTAAATATTTCATTTTACCCCTAAATGGTTGTTAGTGAATAACCAGCCAATAGTTTTTCTGTGCGCTTCTTCCCATGCTGCTATTCTATCATGTTTATCTAACATCTTGTCATTATCTATCATGTGGTGGCATTGATAACATAAAAAAGCAATACGAAAATCGTGAGACTTACAAGACACCCCTTTGTTGTCTCTTAACTGATTGCTATGTGCGGCCACTACAGTACCATCTTCCATAGAACACATCATACATGGTGCGCCATTAGCTAGTTTGAGTAGTTTAGGGTTTCTATAGTTCACAGATCCCATTCCCATCCCATAGTTTGCGCCCAAATTTCTACCTGGTGTTGATATTCTGACATGGCCTGAGTATCTAGCTTTGTCGTAGACTTTACTAACTCTACAGGCATACCAGCAATTTCTGTTTGGTATCGTAAAAACTTATATCCCATAAGATCATGGATTTTATCTTTTTCAATGCCTAGATGATTGCCAATGCTTGTATACAATTCCCACAATCTAAGATTTTGCTCCAAACTCCTGTTGGCTTTAGCTTCGACCACAGTCACACGCCAATGCTTAGTCCAATCAAGTAATCTTAATTTTGTAGTTAGATTTGCTAGGTTGTCTTTTGTTAAATTCCATTTCAGCACGATCATATCCTTTACTTTTAAATGTTCTGCCATCTTTCATGACAGCTTTGTAATTCATAGTGGGATCAAACTTTAGTACAGCTTTGATAAACTTATTTGCTGAATTATCATCACTCATGGACTTTCCTTGTATCGTAATCCTTTAGGATCAAACCAAAAGTTAAAACTACCTTCCCATTGTGCGTTTCTTTGCTTTTGCACAAAGACCTTGCAATCAGGAATAATTCTAAGTTCTTCTGGTGGTGTTTTTCCTTCTTCAATTAATTTCTCTTTCGCACGATTACGCCATACACATATGATATTGTCGCATAAATTGCGTATGTGACTAGAACCCATAATATCAGTCGCATCAGGTATCTCAGTTTCATCTTTCATTTTCCTTGTATGTGCCACTAAAAATACATGTATGTTTAAATCTCTACATGTTACTGCTATGGAATTAACAAATCTTTTTTGTGCATCTAATGATTCTTCCGATACATCATTTAACTTCATTAAGCTATCTATTACAAATACCGAGCAACCGAGAACGACCGATCCGTAATGTAAACTAGCTATCATGTCTTGAGAACTTGTAACGCCTGTCTGATCGTAAATATATAACTTGTCTGAAGCTCTCTCACAAAACTTTCGTATGTAATCGTCTGTAGGTTCTGCTGATCCCAATGCTTGAGTAATCATACGAGATAATGTTAATACTGGTCGCATTTCTAAAGACGCTATTAAGCACTTACTTCCTTGCTTCATCATAGATAAAATAATTTGCGATAAATACATTGACTTGCCATGTCCTGAAGGCCCTGTAATTATACTATTTTCCGCACCACGAACTCTAAACTTATCTTCTGTTTTTAACCAACCTAAAGACTTACCTGCATGAATTTCCTCGTTGAAGTATCTAACAACATCTTCCGTAAACACAGAAGTGTCCTTGACTTTAAACTCAGATTCTGCATAGCCATCATTGTAAAACTTTTGTACATCTTCCTGGCTTACTGTGAGTTTATCAATGACTTCGCCAATGTTCATACTCCACCTTCCCAAACTTTACGCTTAGGAGCAACATCTGCATTAAATCTTTCCTGACGTAAATATGTAGCTGGCATAGGTATCCATTGTCCGTTATCTTTTTTCCAATCTGTTTCTGACATCATTTTAACATGATTGATAATTTTGTCACCAATTGGTTCAAGATTTTGAGATTGCCATAATTTCATACATCCAGATTTATTTACTTTACGATTACTTGCTGGATACGTTTTCCAAAAATCAAGAAATTTATCTAACATTATTTCTTCTTCTCTTATCTTAATCTTATTCTTCTCTATGTTAGCAGACTGCGAGTAATCCTCTAACCAACCTCTAGTAAATAACTCACCTACTATTTTTTCAATAAAATCAATCGGATAATGTAATCTAAAAGCAATTTCAAAGTTCTCTGGTAACACTCCATCACTCTCTGATCCAAGACACCATAATTCGACTAAAATAGCTTTTTGTTCAAAACTCAACTTGTGAATTTCAATATTATTTATGTAATCCGTACCATAAAATTTGAACCAAGTCATCTTTTTTTGATAGCGTGGGTTTTTCGCATTGTATAGATTAAACTTTTCCCAGTTTTTAATTTTAAGCATTTGTGTTACCCAATGCTTCTGTTATGCAATCATTAATATATTTTAATTCTATTGATGATAATTCAATACCACCATCTGTTAAATGTAGAGCTAAATCTAGCACCACCTCTATCTTTAATAACGCTTCTCTTGCTGATAACATAATATCTCCTAAAATAAACATTCTTCATAAAGTTCTGACATTGGCACAGCTTTTGCTTTAGGTAATACATGGAGCTTACAATCAGGTCTATTCTCAAGAAACCACTTAGCAGATGCCCTATTACTAAAGGCTCTGATTGGTTTGCCATCAAATTCATCTAATATTACAAAGCGTAAGATTTCCATAAGCAAAACACTAGCACAAACAATTACTAGAAGCAAACTAATTTATTTCTAACATTTAGTTAAATAATGCTTGACATGGCTAAATAGCCTATATACAGTCGTATTTGCAACATTTAACCCTTAGGAGAATTATATGAGTATTAAAACAATGATAATATTAGCAATAGCATTTTGGGCTTATGTATGGCTATGTTTACAAATCATGGGTAAATTGGCAGGAGCAATATAATGGAAAGACATTTAGATCCTGATGCTTACTTAGACGAAATGGATCGTCTTGACCAATTAGAAGAAGAAGCTCAACATAAACTAGATCAACAGGAGAAACATGATGACTAAATTTATTGTTTGCTTTATGATTGTGTTTGTAGCATACTTTGCCTGGAGAATTATATGTTAAAGCCTGTATCAGAAATACTTAAACAGTTACAATTAATCAACCAAGATTTAAAAGATCATAACGATAGGATGGATGCTAAATATGGATCAACTGATGTTTTACCAACAAGTGATGCAAGAACTGGAACAAAAAGAATATGCTGCGGCAAATGTAAAGGAGAATGTGAATGAGTAACGGAATCGTAAATATCAAAGGTAAAGAATATAAAACAGTAGCTCTTAGAGTTCAAGAATTTCGTACAGACTTTCCTGGACATAGTTTATTAACTGAAATTGTTAAGATTGATGATGACCAATGTATTATAAAAGCAATGATTGTAAAAGATAATGTAATTATTGCTACAGGCCATGCACAAGAATTTAGAAAGGCATCTCAAATCAATGGTACATCTTATGTGGAAAATTGTGAAACTTCTGCTATCGGTCGTGCTTTGGCTGGGCTTGGTATTGGTGGTACTGAGTTTGCTTCAGCTAATGAAGTGGTCAATGCTATTCACCAACAAACTAACCCAGTTAAAGAAGAAGTATCTGAAACTGAATTAACAGTTGCTAAAAATAAACTTTTAGAAGCTAGTAAAGAAGGCAAGCTTAAAGATGCGTTCTTTGGATTAAAACCAGCAGTTCAAGAGTTACTTCGTGAATATGCTAATGATCTTAAAAAGGCAGCATGAGTCACCTACTAGATAATCGTAGGCATAACATAATAACAGCATCTAATGCTTGGGCTTCTGTCAATGAAAGACAAAAGCTCTGGCGTCAGATGACTATGCGTGAACCACCGTTTGAAGGTAATGAAGCTACAGCTTGGGGTAATTTACATGAGAAGGATGCGTTATCAGCTTTTGAAAAGGAAATGGGTGACTTTTGTATGCCTGGCAATAAACTTATAGTGCATGATAGTTTGCCTATGGGTGCTAGTGCTGATGCTTACTTTAATGATGATCCAGTAGAGCTTAAATGCCCTTTCAGTATGGAATTCTACCCTACTATGCCTGATCGTTATTATTACCAAGTACAAATGCAAATACATTGCACAGGTAGAGATCAAGGATGGTTTAGCGTATGGACACCAAATGGCATTACAGTTGAGTTAGTAAAGAAAGATGATAAATGGCTTGACTGGTATAAACCTTTACTGCTAGAATTCATGGAGTTTGTAGAAACAGATGTAGAACCGACAAGATGGAAACGTAAACCAATTTATACTAAGGAGTAATATATGGCTGAAGGATTTGTACCTAAACCAGGAACTGCGTATTTAAGACCTAACACAAGAAAAACTGAAGATTGGATGGCCGATTATCAAGGTACTTTTATTACACCGGAAGATATCCAACCTAATACAGCTTATTACATTAATATTAATGATAGAGCTGATAAAGGTGATTTAAAGTTTAGTCTTGGTAAGCAAGTGATTCCAAGAACGCAAGAATCTGCTAAGGGTGCAGATGTTGAAAGTGACGGAGATGTTCCTTTTTAAGGAGCATCCCCATCATTTATAACTATTTATTCATGACGTACATTGTAACTTCAAAGCCAAAACGCATTTCTGTAGCTGCTGGTTTAGTCCACATAGTAGATCTCCTTTCTTTTAGATTTATATGTGAATTATACGCTTCTACAGGTTTTGGGGTAACAGTAAAATCATTAAAGGTTTATAATGGATATACAGTCTTTAGAAATGGATATAGTATGCTATGCAAGTGCAGCTTACCACGAAGGATCAACCAAGCATGAACGCATTGCTATTATTAACACTATCC